AATCCCGGCTTCTTGACTGGTGCAGATAAATTAGTGCCTCCTGAACCGATTGATCCTATAGAGCCTCCTCCATCAACAGTGAAAGAACCTCCTTGTTGTGGTGTAACAATTGGATCTGTCATACCACCAGGAGTCATACCAAAACCACTTTTTACTCCACCCATAAATCCTTCAGGTGTGCCCATAGCACCAATACCTCTGGCCAGTGATCCGTAGGCCACGTTTCTTAAAACATTCTCAGGTTTGTCACCTGCAAGTAAACCTGCACCTGCTTGTGTTAACATCGGGTTCGCTGCTGCAAAACTTCCTATACCACGTGCTATATTTGCCATGGTTCCTGCACCTTGAACTCCTGCTAGACCAGGTAATAGTAGTCCAATACCGATTTGTCCAACAGGACTTCGTAATAAATCTTTTGCAGCTTTGAATATCTTCTTAAACATTTTTACTCCGGTAGTGTATGTGCTCCAGCAAATACATTCGGAGCTGTTACATGAACATCTCTTCTTATATCTGCTTCTTTTGTGTCTGTATCTGGATTGTCAATATCTGCCTGACATTCCTCATGTGAATTATATTCTTGACCTGTTTTAGTATTAGTGACAGTAGTTTCTACTTTTGCACTATATACAGGAACTTTTTTACCATCGATCGAGTCATAACGCAGGATCTTTGGTTCATCTACAATCTTTGCCATACTCTATTTTTATAGGTAGAAAGCTAGGAAATCAACAGGTTTATTGTTGTTGCTTGACTTCTAATACAGATATATCAGAGGTGAGATCTGTTGAAGACGCTTGAATTTTTAAAGAGTCTCCACCCTCATACACAAAAGGTCCATTGAGTTGTTGAGTAGCACCGTGAGCCACATCAATGTTATTAATTTCTACGTCAGTAGAACCATTATTATGTGTAATTTTTGCATTAACAGTACCTGATCCTGAATCATTATGAAGAACTATCGTTTGAACTATAAAGGTTGAAACAGGTGTTGGAGGAGTTGCTGCCACATTTGCAACAGGAACTGTAAAAATTGTTATAGCTGCAGTGTTAGCTGCTTTTTGTGTAAACCTTTTAAATACATCAGCCATCTATCTAAAAAACCACGCTCTTGAGTGTCTTGTGTATATTGAGTGTTCAATTGTTGTATCATTTCCTCTAATTGTCGAATTAGTTCAGCAGACTGTTGAGCATCATACTCAGGTCTAGGGTCAGGAAATCTTTGTAATGTTAGTTTTGCCATTATCTTCTACCATCGGGTTGAATATCAAAACGTTGTGTTCCTAATCTCCAAGCGGTGCCTGTTGTATTAGAGACAACATTGACTGTGAATTCTCTACCTCTTCCTCGTAAGCTTACAAACTCTGTTGTGTCAGTAAAGGTCGCTGTCTTAATAGTGCTCGTTGTATTGTTTGGATAATACTTAAATTCTAATTTCATATTTAAAGTACCTTCTTGATTTTGAATATCAGGTATAAGTTTTTGTACAAAAAGAATATCATTACCTTCACCTATTTCTACAGATCCTGATTTCACAAAAGCAGTCATGGCTTCACCGTCTGCATTATTTCCTGTCTCATGTAAAAACATTTGAGTCGCACCATCAGTTAAACCAGAGATAACTTCATTGTTGGCCGTGGTCGTTGGTAAGTAGTCCGAGGCTACAGGATTATCATAGACTTCTCTATCAATCCAAGTTGTTCTATCTAGTGTTCCTGTCCACCAAGTTTGCTCTAGATAGTTATAAGCCACTACTGCGTTAATTGTGTCAGATCCTGTTCTTGGGTAAAACCATAATACTTCATTGTACTCGCCATTATGACCTACAAAAGCATTTTCAGATCCTGTTATATTAATATTGTCAAAAACAAACTGTTCCACGGTACACGGTAATTTTTTGACTGTACCATCAAACAGATAAAAAGAATCTTGCGACATCCAATAGGCAACACCGTTTAAATCAAGTCCTGCGTGACTACCAATGATTCCACAGTTTTGACCTAATTGTCGTAAACCAAAAGTAAAAGGAGGACCAATAAACTGCATTGAGTGTAATGATGTATCTGTCCATACAAGTATTTGACCTCTTGATCGCTCTGCTGCCACGATCCGTGATCCGTCAGCAATTCTTAATGAGCCAGCAGTATTTTCTGCTGTAGGTTGATACGTGGTAATATCCTCTTGATCCGAAAATCTTATTAGTAAATCATCTTGCGAACCTATATTTCCAATTGTGTTTTCTGTTCCCATAAAAAGTAAATGTCTATCAGGCGTTGAAACTAAACTTATTCTTGATGCGGTTGGTGCACCTGATATAGCAGCAGCTCTTGTGCTTACACCTGTTGATGTGTCCCACCTAAAGGCACCACCATTTAAAACTGTTGCAATTAAATCTTCTCCAAAATTGTCCAAGGACCACTGACGAGCTTCTAAGGTTACGTTCGAAACTGTTGAAGGTTCTCCCCAAGCTCCATCGCCCCAACCATCTGTGCCCCAACCAAAAGCTGAAGTAGATATTTCAGGTCCAATTGATATCTGATATTTAGCATTGCCTGATCCACCACCACTTGCTGTTGATCCTGAAGCAGCAGCGGTTGTTGTTACAACATAGGCATTGTTATTAGCTACTGATGTAACTTCAAATTCTTTATTCATATCCAAGCCATCAATAGCTGAGAAAGAATCAAAAGTAACAAAGTCACCTTTCGCTGCTCCATGCGCAGTGTCAGTCACAACCACTGAAGTTGTTGCGTTTGTAGTAAAAGGATTGGTTAAAGCCTGTGTTTCTCTTATAGGAGTAATGTCATAAGCCAGACCCTCCTCTATAACGTAAAGCTTTCTATCAGTGCCAATAGCGTTGTATCGTGTGCCATCTAAGGCTACCCAAGCATGTTGATCACGAGCCACACCCACCAAAGTCGTGGAGATAAACTTCTCCCATCCTTTAATTTTCTGTGGCAATCCTTGAAAAAAACGTACGTTATCACCATCTGTCCACTTGCCTTCGCCTGTGTAGTCGGTGACTTCTTTATTGATACCTGGTGCTGGTCTAAAATTTACTAATGGCATGACGCCAATATATATAAATTACTCTTTTTTAGCAACTAAAGACCCAACATGACCTTTAAATGCTCTATTACCAAAGTGAGTTAAAGGCATAGCTAAGTCAGCCCAAATCTGTCCACCACACTCCTGCCATAGACGAGAGAAGTAGTAATCTTCGGATAGATATCTTATTTGTGGTTGACCTTCTTTGGTTTTAGTGTTGTAAGGTCCAACAGCAAATAAATCATAACAATTATCAGACTTATAAGATCCACCATTAACAATTTGATCAGACTCATATTTTCTTTCAGGAAACTTTTTCATCATAGTTCTAAATACTTTTCTTTTCACAAGCATCATACCTGTGGCTGCTTCTTGCACAGGAAAAAAACCTCCCTCACCTTTTAAATTTAAAGGGTCATCAAAGTTTACATTATACCCTAAGGCTCTAGCCTCTATTTCATCAGGTTGCGCATCGGGGTATTCTTTTAAAATGTCTTTAATTTTTTCAAGATATAAATGTTTTCTGGGATAAATTCCACAAGCTATATCTTTATCTACACAAAGTAATCGCTCGATATTTTTCCAAGTAAAACCTATATCAGCATCTATAAATAAAAGATGTGTAGCAACAAAATCTTGTTGATCCATCATCATAGAAACTATGGTATTTCTAGCACGAGTAATTAAACTTTCATTACCCATTGTTTGTATTCTCATTGCAATATTGTTAGCTTGAGTCCAAGACTGTAACTCCAACAAACCATGTAGTGTTGATTCAGTAAGTAATCCACCATACATTGGCATTCCTAAAAATATTTTAAAATTTTGATCTTTTAGTTCTTCTGGTTTAATCATTTTGTTTTTCCTTTATTATGTTAGTAAATATCCTATTTCTTGCTTTCTAAGAAGTACACTGCGTTATATCTCCAAGTGTCACTACAATATTTTTTATGATCTTCAATATATCCTCCATGTGGTAGTTTACCATTAAATATAACACATCTATTAAATTTAGCGGGAATAATATCAAACTTGTTATTTGATATATCACATCGTATATCAATTTCTTCTTCAATTAAATTCTGTGGCATGTCTTTGTATATTGCTGTTCCTCCAGAACATTGTTTATCTAAATAAATAAGTATATTAAAGCTATCGTCTATGTGGGGCCTAAATTGAATATGATTAGAGGGATCATTAATCCATTTGAATATATTAAATTTTATTGCGTCACAATGATAGTCTTGCAGATTTAATATCTGTTTCAAAGTATTAATTGTTTTGTGTTCTTTATCTACACCATAATTAGTTAAGGGTATTTCTAATCTGCAGTCATAATACTCTTTAAAATTTTTAGTATCTTTATTTAATTTCCAATTAGGAACCCAAGTTTGTTTTAACATCTCGTATATTTGTTCAGAGTTTTTATAAAAATTATCAATGTATATATACTCTTGATCTCCTACTTTGCTTTTTGCTACTTCTAAAGTATCGTTTATTTCAAATAGTTCATGTGTTAAAAAAGGATAAGACATTAAAAAAACATTCCTTTCCATTTAGAAACAAATAAATAGTTGAAAGCTAAACTTATTCTTAAATCTTCATTTTGATTTGGAGATACACTATGTGGGCAATCATCATTAAATATAATTATATCTGCAAACTGTGGTTGAATGTTTGTTTCGATATTAGATCTATGTTGAGAATGTAAATTTAAATTAGAATTATTATCACTAAGATAGACAACGCCACTTAAATATTTTCTATAATCATCACTATGTATGTGCTCCTCTTGATAAAAATCTTTTTCATAAATATTTATCCAAGAATTAAAAATATATCCATTAAAGTAATTATTTCTTAAATGCATAAAATTTTCAATATGGCTTTGTATATTTAATTTTAATTCATGTAACTCAGTGCAATTCAAAATATTGTCTGTAACATTAAATGAAGTTCTTATTTTACAATTCCAACTTTTTTCTTTGTAAGAATTATTGGTTTTGTTAATAAAGTCAAAAGATTTTTTACATACTTCATCATTAATTTTAGAGTGATAATAATCTTCTTTATATAATGTTTTTAACATTAAAGTTAATGTTTACTTAATTCCAATATTATTTCTTTTATCAAATTTCCATTCTTTATAAGGACCTGATTTATCCACGTAATGAAGAAAAACAGTTATAAAATGATCGTGTTCACAATATTCTCTCCAATGTATTTTTTCCATTCCTTGAAAAATTACCGCATTATTTGGTAACATAGAAAATTTATGATCAATTCTATATCTTTCCCAATCATTTTTATCACTGAAATATTTATACTCAGATTCTTTATCTCTCTCACCTACAAAAAGATTATAAGGCTTATCTTGTGGTTCTGCTCCCAAACAAAGAGCTACTGTGTATTCGCACGATTCTCTATCGGTATGAACTTTAAGATCTGAGCCTTTATCATAAATTCTTAAAAAAGAATAAGTTGGGAAAAGTTCTTTACTAACATTTTTTTCTATAACAGGCTTACTAGCTTCTAAAAGAGTTTCCATTAAAAAATCACTATGTTCTTTTATTAATGAGTTTGATTGAGTGTCTGAGTCTATAAAACTCTTATTTTGATATTTTAATAAACAATAACTATAGGCAATATTTAAAATATCTTTTGGAAGAAATTCTTGAATAAAAATTGGTTGCATCAAATAACCCATCCTATTAGTGCATATCTTGATCCACTAGTTATCTTTTTTACTTGATGTGGAAACATAAAGTTTGAAGGAAAAATTATAGCATCGCCTGTATTTTGAGGATATTGAACTTGACCATCTAAAAAATCAAAAATAAATTCTCCACCAGTAAAAGAATTATTTAAACATATAGATATTGATAAATGTCTATCTGAAGTCTTCGAACTAAAATCAACATGATAGTCATAACCTACATCATATTGATTATGATCATATCGTAACAAGTCGCAAGAGCTGATTTTATCGATGTAACACATTTTATGTTTCTTTTTGTATTCTTGAACGCATTCAATTATTTTATTTTGAATATAATTTGAACAAATTTTTTGACCAAAAGAATTTGGTGTCATTACTGATTTGAAAGTGCAATTCCTAACTTTTTTATTAGACCCACCAATAGTGGTGGCATCTTCTAATTTTTCATCAAAATAAGATATTATTTTTTTACAATAATTTTCTGGAATTAATTTTCTAACTTCTAGAATATAATCTTTCACTTTAGTAAGTAATACTTAAACCTGAAAGATAGTTGTCTCTAGCAGTATTTGCAGTTGTAGTTGCACTAGCTTGAGAATCTTCATCACCACTCATTGCATTATCGTATGATGTTTGCCAAATATCTTGTGCTTCACATCTAATAACTACATTATTAACCCAACTAGGTAAGTCAGATTGAGAGGAATAAATAGTGTTAGGATTTGAGTTTGTATGCTCTAATTCATAAGACCATGAACCACTTTTGTTCCAACATTGAAGTGCATGCACAGTAGTAGGAACTTCAGTGTGTGATCTAATATTAAGATAATTTTTTGAATCTATATATACATCTGATTCAGTGTTACCACTACCAAAAACAGGTCCATCATTTACACTATCTTTATTTGTATTGGCATCAAAAATTATAGTGAGTCTTTTATTAATAGTTGTATTATTTATTGTTATAGACATTATTTTTTACCTCTCTTAGTTTTTACTTTATTATTGCTTAATTGTCTAATACTTTCATTTTCTAGTTTTTTATCTTTAATTTCCATAGCTTTTTGATGATCCCCTATCGCTCCAAATAAACTACCTATATTTTTAACTTGTTTTTTGGTTTGAGGATTTGTGGCTAAAATATTATTCATCACATTTTGACCTTTTACCATTTCATTCCTAAAAGATTCAGTAGCAGCTTGAACACCATTTAATTTTGAAGAGTTTTCAACTAATAAAAGAGGCAACCAAGCAATAGAACACCCCCACTCTTGAACGTCTAATCCTGTTTGTGGGTGCTTACCTTGAAGCATATTATACCAAACGCATTGATGTTTGATACATTTCTTATTTAAAAGAGGACACTTTCCATCAGGGTCAAATATTGGCATTAATCTTTGGCAGCTATAATCACGTTTGCATATTTAACGTTTGCGGCAGGAACGGTTGCATCAACATCCGCTGCGGCACTTGACAAACTTCCACTAAATGGATGAGAGTGAGATCCACCACCACCTGTGTTACCTGTGGTTCCAGAAGCTATGTAGTTATTACTAGGAGCATTTCTAGGACCACTAGTTGGTGATATGGCTGCTGCAGGGTGATTGTGAGAAGGTATCTGAGGCGTTGATAATGTAGTATTTCCTACTGTTCCAGAAAGTGAACCAGTTACAGGAGCTGAATCTTGAACCGCTGTTTTATTTGTCGTTGCTAAGAAAGATGAAAAGAAAGCGGTTGAACCCCCTGTACCACCACCTGATCCTGTGACAACTGACATAACAGCTTCATTAAGTGCAGCAGTTGTATCTTTAGTCCAACCTGTTGGAGCAGATGCTTGATAGAAAACTTGTTTTGTTCCAGAAGGAAAAGGTTCAACTCCACTTAAATTTGAACCATCACCTGTAAATGTTGTAGCAGTTACAGCACCATTTGTTCTAAGAATAATTTGTCCTGATGAACCAGCAGTAACAGTGTCTTTAAAAGTTGTTGCTCCTAGTTTATCAACTGAGTTGTAAATTTTAAAATTTGCAGAACCCTCACAATATACATGTGAGTATGCTCCTTGTGCTATAACAAAACCATTTGCTGTATGACCTGTTGCAGCTATGGTAAGAGTTTGAGAACCTGTTGTATTATTAAAGAAAACATATTCACTTTCAGTGGCAGGGATAAATACTACGATATCTCCTGTTAAAGCCCCTGTAAGTTCAATTACTTTATTAGAAGACTCAGCAGTTGGATCTGCATCCGCAGTTGAAAGAGTAATATTAGAAGAACCTGCAACAGATTTAGCTAAATAACCACCACCAAAAGCGTCTAAAACATCTAAATTATTATTAGTGTTTGTACCCCAGGTATTGGCGTTAGCCCCTGTTTCCATCTTTTCTAATTTGAATCTACTTGTATATGTACTTGCCATGTTTAAACCTCTCTAAAATATATCTTTTTTTGTTATTCAAGCAACATCTTTTATGCTGCGTCTACCCCTGTCCAAGTATTACTTGCACCTGTCGTTATGCCTGTCCATGTATTGCTAGCCCCTGGAGAAACATTTGCCCAAGGTGTGGCAAACGGATTTCCTGTGACTATCGATAAGTCAAGTCCTGTTAAGTTCACTGTAGCACTACCTGTAGCTGTTGCTGTTCCTGCAGCGAAACTCATGGCAACTGTGGAAACACTTACAATTACACCCGTTCCTACCTCTACTGTTTCCGTACCTAAAGCAGAAGTCATTGAAACTCCTGTAGGTTGTACAAGAGCATCTGCCTCTGCCACAGCAGTTCCAAGTGCAGAAGTCATTGTTACTGGAACAGGATCTACTTGTGTAAATATTTCAATAGTAGGAGTTCCAATAGCAAAGTCTAATTGATCGGAAGGTGCAATAACTGCAACACTTCCCTCACCAGAAACAGTCGCTCCTGATAAAGCTACACTTACTAATTGACTATCTAAAGTAACAAGAGATGTTCCTGTTTCAGTTGTATCACCTAGAGCACTTGTCATCTCTAAGCCTGTTACAGAAACTATGACACCCGAACCTACTTCAACTGTAGGAGTGCCTAGGTCCGTGGACATCGCCACGCTTGTGACGCTAACCTCTTGAGTTATATTTTCATTCCATGCGAAAGATCCCCATGTAGATCTTCCCCAACCTGCATCAACGGTTCCTGATGCGGTTTCAGTACCTAAACCAAATGATGTGGATAAACTTCCGAGAACAACACCTGTGCCCTCACCTACCGTGACTCCTGATAATTGTGTTTCAAATGAAACGCCTGTTGGAAAATAAACGTTTTCAGGTTCAGCTATTAGAGTGCCTAAAGCAGAAGATACTTGTAATGAATCTAATGTGACTAAACAATCAGCTATAACACTTTCTGTGCCTAATGCTGTTGTAGTCGATAACCCAGTAACAGATACCGTGATCGAGCTTTGTTGGCCAAATGCCCCTTCGCCCCAATTATTTTCACCCCAAGCATCTGCCATGGTAATGCTCCTCTAAATTAAGATAATCTTAATATAGCACTTGAAGCATCATTAGTTGGGAATGCGATTGTGAATGTACCGTTTGTTGATGTCTTTACACTTCCGAAATCAAGAACACAAATAGCTGCGTTTGTATTAGATGATGATCTATTATAGATCAAAGCTGCTTGAGCAGATATTGTTGCTGATGTAAAACTTGCGTTTGCAAAATCAACAAATGCTGTTGAAGCTGTTGCGCTAGTTGCTGTTAAGCCAATGGTTGGACTTGTTAAAGTTATACCACCTGCTGCGTATGTTCCGGATGCACCTACTTCGTTTGTTGCGGAATAGGCTGTTGTGTTTCCATTTAAAGTTACAGAGTTTGTGTACAAAGCGAGATTGATTGTATCGTTATCAATATCATGATCGCCTGCTAACAGTTCTTTTTTAAATGAAGCACAGACTGCTTGATTTATTGCCATTTTTTAGTTACTCCCTTATGGTGTTAGCGATTTCATCGGAATGCGTAACACACCATTTTGATACTCATCCCTACGTTTACGACCCATTTGCTCTTGTGCAAAATCTTGCAGAGCTACTTGGTACTTACTTTCGTATAATTGCATATCTTGTGGGTTTTTCAAGTAAGAAAAAGCCTCCGATAAAGTTCCAAATAATAGAACTTCAGGAGCGTTATTAGACAAAAATGTTGTGGTGGAGGTTGTTCCTGAACCATTCCCTAATCTTTCGGCTGTTTCATCATACCACATCTCCACTGTATAAGCTACATTTGGAGTAGGAGCTACAATCAAGGTTGTTGCGTCCCAATTACCCCAATACTTGGGTTGCCCTGTAAAATTTGTATCTGTCGTGGATCTTTCTACCGAATATTCGTCCATAAAAGTGGCATCTCTTTGCTCTAACCAAGTTCTTGTTCCATCATCAGCTACGATTTGTAAGGCTCTAGCAAATCTAAATCCACCTTCTGGACCACTGACATCTAGAAAAGCATTATTAGCTTCAAAGGTTGTAGTGGCATATCTTCTTTGATCATCAGAATCTAATTGTCTAGCTACTTTATTTTCTATGTTAGTTAAAAAAACATTAATCACAGAATTAGACAATACATCACTTGTTACTTCTGTGTAATTTCTTACATTATCTAAAAGTTCTGAATAATTCATGATATCTCCACTGTCACTTTACCAACACTTGAACCAATAATCAATGCTCTACTTGGTTCAGACGGTTGCATTCCATTTGATTCAAAAGATGAGTCTCCTGAAGCTCCAACAAAAACAGTCATAGGTTCTTGTCTCGCTGGTCTAGCCCAAGGTAAGGCTTGTGCATCAGCACTATGATAAGGAGGATCTAGTTGAGGATGCTTGGGCTCAAAACACTCAGGACAAGTTTTTAAACCGTTCCATTCTTGTCTTAATTGATTGAAATTATATTGTTGACCACATCTGTCGCAAAGAGCAACAGCATATTTACCAGTAGCAAAAACGCCCATGTTACGACCCGTTTATAAAATAATTTTGAGGAGTCAAATGAACAGAGGCTCTTTGTCCGTCTTCGGTGAGAGCTCTTTGTAATTCATCTTCATAATATAATTTTAAAGATTGAGTAGCTTGTGGGTTTTTCTTTTGCGATAAATAAAAAGCTAATCCTGAAACCATACAAGGAAGAAACCTAAATGGAGCGTCAGGCTGATTTGTATAAGCTCCAGCGTCTTGTATCCTACCTATGTAGTTATAATTAATCTGAGTATCTGTTGTATTAGGTGTTTGATAAAGATTAATTTGAACGTTAGACAAATTTCTCTCGACATAATACTGCGTCGGTTGACCTTGAGAAAATTTGTTAGGAATGGCTTGATACTCCGATCTTGATATTTTTGTCATAGTAGTATCAGTTGTTGTTCCACTTGAGACAGTTCTAAAGGTCATTTCTAACACATCACTTGCATCACTAGGAGCATTATAAGTAGTTGTTCCCGCTGTTAAATTAGCAGTATGATTTTCTACTTTCCATAAATGAATACCTCTGTTCATCCATTCTTGGAATAAGATATTAAGACTACGTCTAGCAGATTTTAAATCATATCCTGATCTAGTCTCAAGACCACATCTTTCATATGCATCTTCTATAACGTCATCTATATCTAAATTAAAAGTAGTTGTACCAGAGGTAGCCATTTTACTTCTTCATCATTCCGCCACCACGTTTTTTGGCCATGCCACCACCACGCTTTTTAACGACAGATTTTTTCTTTGCTGGACCACCATCCATCATTTTCTTCATCATGCCACCACCACGCTTTTTGGCCATGCCACCTTTTTTCATTACTTGTTTCTTTTTTGCCATCATGATTTTACTCCTTTTTTAAAAAGTTTTTCGTACGTATTTTGCCTTTCAGCTACTACTTCATCGTAGTATTCCTTAGGCCATTTCTTATAATAGCCTATCTTATGTAGTTTGCAACTTGCATCATACAGTTGTTTAAATTTTTGTATAAGCATCATGGAATATTCTAAGTCACCATGTTCTACAGGATCCTCAGTGGGATCACAAAGAAAAGCTTCACTATCAGGATCAGCAGGTGTTTCAGGATGAAATCCCATAAAGTACACATCTCTTCTGTTATAGGTTTTATTGTAAAAATCTATTTTTTCTTGAAATTGTTCAGGATTATATTGTTCAAAAAAAGGGTCGCAGTAAATTATAATATCATGTTCTTTTTTATTCCAAGACTTAATAACAGAAGTTAAGTGTTTTTCATATTTAGACTTATCCATACGAACTTCAATTCGCACTTTTTTATCTTTTCTCCATTTAGCAGCGAAAGGACACGCTGGAAAACCTATATGTTTATTCATTGGTTCCAAGACAGTCTTGGACCAATTAACTACATCAAGCTTTATTTTTTCTGCTTGTTTTTTTCTTGACAATTGTTTTAACCATTGTGGGTTTTCCACCTGGGTTGCCAGCTTTTTGTTTTCTACTGACAGCGGATCTTTTTTGACCTTTTGACATGGCTCTTGCTTTTGCTATAGGAACACATTTAGGATAATTTTTTCTTTTTTCTTTACCACTTCTCCCACACTTAGGATAAGAGCCATCAGATTTTTTATTAGCTATATCTACCCAGTTTTCTCCTACCCAAGCTTTAAGACCTTTTTTAGCCATTACGTTTTTTTAGTAACTTTTCTTTTACTTTCCATGACACCACCACATCCCTTAGCTATTCCACCTTGACCATAACTAGATACCATCTTTCTTTCTTGAGAAACTTTATTAATCATACCACCATCAGCTTTTTTCTTTGGTTTCTTTTTACCACCTGGAGTTACTTTTCCACTGCACACAGCACCTGCATACATATTAGCATATGCGCTAGGGTAGACTTTAAATTTCCTCTTAGCGGCCGCTTTACCTCTTGCACATAATTTACCCATTATCGTTCTCTGTTTCTAAACCACATATGCATCCGTAATCTTCATTACACTTACACATCTATTTTACTATTCCACCTTTTTTCTTAAAGCCCATTTTATTCCTTACCTTTTTAGGTAATTTTTTAAGACCTTTATTTTTTGATGGTATTGGTTTTAGTTTTTTATTCATTTTCTTATCTCCTGTAGATACTTCCTTTTGCATTTGTGCTCGTGATATGACCACTAAAACTCACTATAATTCTTAATTAAGAATTCTTCCATCCAAGCCATTTTTTCATCAATTGCTTGAATTTGTACTTTTATAACAGCAACATCTTGTTGCATTTTTGCAACACTATCTGCTTTTTGTTCTACTGCATTTAAACGTTCTGACCACATGCCCCATGTAATTAACATTGTGCCAATTAGGACAAGATAAGGTAATATAGTTTTTATATCTAATTTAATCATTTTGTTTTAGCACTCATGTTACTTAAAGGGTTATTTAAAGCCTTATTAATTTGTAAGTCAAGGCTTTCTTCAATGAGCTTTAACTCATCAAATACTTCTCTTGTATCTTCTTTTTGTCTATCTTCCACGTCATTTACAATTTCGGTTATGTGACGAATATCATTAGCTTGTTGACGTAAATCAGCCTTCATGTCTGAACGCATATCACGTGCCACATCACTGATTATGGTAATTTCGTCTAATATGATATCTAGTTCTGATTTTAAAACTGCTATTTCTTCATCATATTTAGATAGATCGGGAGCTGTATACTCCAAAACTTTGGTGGTTAGGTCTTGATAATTTTTCCAAAATTCGAAGACTGCCCAAGCACCACTACCTAGGGCACCTAATAGTGTAAGAATAGCAAAAGCTTTACCTCCACTTACCTTTAAACCTGAATACTCAATACTGGGCATTTATCATATCCTGAATTGTATTTTCCTGTGCCATGTCAAACAACATACCATACTGATCATCTATTGTCTTGTTTAAATACTCACCCACATCAACTTCTGTAAAGCTTTGAGTAGGTGTAAAGAAAATTTTTGTATCTCCTAATATCTGCATTACAAGTAATGTTTTTGTTTGAGCAGTGTCGTCATAACGTTCTTTATCGTCAATATCCTTCACTATTTTTGTAGCTGCTTTTTCTTTTGCTGAAGGTTCTTTTGCAAGTTTTTCTTCTGGTTCTTCAACCTCTTCAGGTTTTTCTTCTACAGGTTTAGGACTACTTTCACTTTCTACAGGAGCTTCTTCTTTAGTTTCTTCAACAGGCTTTTCTGAAGGTTCTTCTTTGATCTCTTCGACACTAGCTACTTCAATTGTCTCTTCTAATTCTGCTTCAATTTCCATTTCTACTTCTGCCATTTGTGTTTCAGGTTCTGGTATATCTACTTCAAAATCTGTTTGTATTTCTTGTATTTCTACCTCAACTGTTTCATAAGAAATTTCTTCTTGTTGAGGTTCTATAGGTTCAAAACTCACGTCTCCCGCATCATCAACAACGACATCATTAAATTCAATAATCTCTGTAGCATATTCTATTTCTACAGGATCAAAGATATTGAGATAAACTATTTCTTCTACTGAAGTGATTTGTTGTTCAATAATCGTATTAATAACGTTGTAGAATACATTGACCGATACCTCGTCAAATAAAGGACCTATAGCAAGATTGATATCCCTACCCCCTATTTCAATTGTTAAACTTTTTAAAACGCCACTGAAATCGAAAGCTCCATTGTATGATTGATAGCCTGACGAAACTCCAGATTCAGACAAAACATCAGTGCCTGAAAAGACTGTAGTCCCTCCATTAGTTCCTGTAATGTGCATGTAGATTCGATCTTGAGCATCTTGTTTATCAACCTTTATGGAATATCTAACTTGACCACCCTTATCTATACTTAAATCAGAAATGTCAATTGTATTAACAAATGTTGTACCCATACCATCAACACCCATATTAGAAGTTGAATTACCTCCTCCTGTAATCTGAGCACACTTATCAGAACCGAGGCCATAACAAGAATTACCACTAGGAATATTTGCAGGGCCTTGACCACCCCAATCGTAATCCATATCACCTTCTTTGCTTGTAGTGACATAATCATTATCACCATCAAGAATGTCTCCTGAATCTTCATTAGTAACAGTTGTTGTAGTAGTGGTTGTGGTGGTTGTGGTGGTATAGATAATTTCTGTACCTTTATCTTCTTCTGTTTTTTCTACAGTAACATCTTCTTCAATAGTAACACCAGGAGTACAAAGTCCTTCTACATCAGGTAAGCAAGTATCTGCTTTAGAATAAAAGGAGACCAGTAGTAAGAATAAACAAAGTTTTAAATAAAGCAGCTTGTTGTACATCACTAAACTCCTGTGTTTGTGGTTTTGTTTGAGCTATATAGTCTTCTCTAAATTTAGACCCAACAGGTATCTTATCAGGATTGGTTTTCCAATAAGTAGCCGCTTCAGCGCCTATGGCTCCTTCTGCTGGGCACGGAGTCCCTGCATCGAGCATACTATCCCAGACACGAGGGTCTTGACATAATAATGCCACCGCTGCAACTTTCATGCCATATTGGTACATAGCACGACTAGCACGGAGAGTCTCACAAAATTCGTCTGTAACGACATAGCCTGAAGCTAATCCTAAAACATTATTTTGTACACTAGCTCCAATTCCAATTTTACATATATCACTATTATTATTCATGATAGTTGGAGCAGATGCTGTAGGAGGAGTTGAATTTGTCACAACCGTGCTCGACACGGTATTGGTTTCAGCTTTTATATCAGTTATTGTAGCTACTAATGTAAAGAAAAAAAGAATTGTTATAAGTAGTTTCATCTAACATCTCCATCTCTTTCTTGCTTGTCTTAATCTGGAGTTTGGATCTTTTGCTGCTTTAGGAAATTTTTTCATTTGACCAGCAGATCTAGCACAGAAAGATTTTCTTCTTTTTGCATCTTTACTGCCTTTCTTTACTTTACCTGTGACTGCTGTTTTTAATTTAGAACCAGGATTGTCTTTTCTATATTTAGCAACACCTGCTTTAGTCATTCCCGCTCCAGATTTAGTGGAGCGGAAATATTTTTTAGTTTTTGGTGGCTGTTTGTCTGCCATTACCCGAAGATGCAAGTCAGTGAAGTTACATTAGTCAATGTAGCATGTATTCTATCTTGGAATCTCATACCTGTATCGCCGATGTAAGTTTCAATTACCGTTGTAGCAGAAGCAGGAGTGTCAAGATCTAACAAAGTTGATCCTCCACTACCGTCTTTTAGAACAATGCTTCCAGCAGATGCACCACAGATAGCATGAATAGCAATAAGTCTTGCAGGACCTGATCCTACATTACCTGTTGCTGTTACTTTAGCCGATCTATAGTTAATCATAATTTACTCCTTACGCAGGTACATCGCCAGCAAGTGCTATTGAATTATTTTGTAAATATTTCACAGTCACTGTTGCAGCACCTGTTGTTGCATCACCACTAGCTCCTGTAAAATCAGCTACCACTTGAATATCGGTTGTGCCAATATCGGTAGCTTCCGTGTCAAGAGTACCATAAGTAGTGCCTAATGCTTTAACATTCGCAGCATCAATAAAAGCATTGGCATCAGCTATTGTTCCCACTGAAACAGTTGCAGCACCAGAGTCATTGTTTACTGTGGTGACGTTCAATACCACATCGGTGATTTGTGAATTTGCAGGAATTGTTGCTATCACTTGGTTTAAGTGAGAAGCACCAATAATATCAGCAATTGCTGATTGTGCCATTACAACAAAACCTGTGTTCTTGACATCTGAGCCAAGAGTAGTTCCTGTTGTGTCTTTAATTGTTCCGGCCTTTACTGGTCCAGAAAATGTAGTTGTTCCCATGTCTATCTCCTTTTGTTAATAGTCCCCGAGGGGTCATAGGGTTAATAAAGTTATATTTTGACATAAAAAAAGGGCGCAGTCAAAGACATACGCCCTTCTTATTAAGTTAATTATTTATTATGCGCCTGAAGTTCCGAAAATACCTCTAGGATCTGAGAAACCAAATGAGTATCTCTCTCTAGCTTTATATCTTACGTTACCTGTATCAAAGTCGCCTTCCATATTTGTGGAAAGAGCAGTTCTTGTGAAATGCTTTAGACCATTAGGTGCATCAGTTTTAATGAAGAATGCGTTCACATCAGTTAAGAAGTGGTTCACTACATAACCTTCAGGAATCATTCCCATATTTCTGATTGCGTTAATGTCGTTATCAGCAGTTCCTGTTCTTAAAGCTGAAGCCATTAATCTGTCAGCAGTAAACTGTAATTCTTTTGGAATTATAAGTTTTCTACCTTGAGTGGCTATTTTAAGACCACGCTCATCCACGAATGCAGCAATGTCAATTAATGACTGCTCAAGTGATGTTTCATTCAAATCAGCATCTGTTGCTAATCTGTTTGATAAAAGACCACCTTGTGCTAGTGGGTGTTGTGTATTAATAAGTGATACACCATCACCACCAGGATTAGTTCCTGAAGCACCCGCAGCAGCAAAGGCTGTGTTTAGAACATCAGCACCTTTTACTTGCTTTGTGTTTGCCATTGATCTTGCAAGAGCTTTTGTGTAACGAGAAGAAAGCTGATCATAAAGATTATCTTCGATTGCCTCTTCTGTTATTGCAAAACCTAATGCAATTGTTTCGTGTGTATAACGTGAAGTGTATGCTTCGACCGCTGTGTCATAAGATATGCCAGCACCTTCTGCTTTTGATGGTGCAGAACCGAAACCTGATAACATTACTTCTTCTTCAAACGCTCTGTCTGAAGATTCGTTGTCAAAGATTTCTGCGTGTTCGTTTTCATACCTTGCGTACTCCAAGCCAAACAGTGCGTTTAGACCTGGTTCTAACTCTTTAACGAGTTGACTTCTAGATATAGCCATAGTTTAGATTCCTGTGGTATCTCTATACTGATGTTTGTTAATTCTAACAAGAATGTTAGCGTTAGCAGCAGTATAGTCACTGTTGTCAGGATCTGTTGAAAGATCATAAACAGCGAAGTTTGAAGCGTTGCTAGTTGCAAATGTACTACCGTCAATTGATACGCCTGAAATACCTGATTTGGTAGATCCTGCTGCATAAGTTGCGATATTAGCAGTTGAACCGACTTGCGCTCGTCCAGCGTTTGCATCGTCACATTTGACTTCAAACACTACGTCTGGGTCGCTGATTACGTTTGCAACGATATCATCAGCTACAATTGCCCCTGGATAGTGGTTTGAGAAAGTTGGTTTTTGTGAAGTTGGGTCTGTATAGAAACAACCATTGAAAACACCAACAAGCTCAGCACCAGCAGAGGACCCACGAGAGATTGATCCGTTTGCGTTTAACACGACAGGATCTCCCATAAAAATGGAATTCGTTTCGTTGCTAGCTATGGTCATTTGTTGTTGACCTTGACCCTGATATGCAGAACCTAGCATTAGCACTGGACGAAATCCAAAGTTTCCTTGTTGATTTGCCATAATATTACTCCTTTGTAATACGTTGTTAGTATTGGTCGTTTAACAAACCGTGCCGATTACGACTTGTTTCCTGAACCAAAAGTTACTTTGGTTTGTCTTTGGGGTTTACTGATCGGCATCCGAGGATCCTCAATCTTCAGTAGATCGCTGTCGACAGCCTCTTTTTGGCTCTCGGTTAAATTTTTGTAATAAGAGTTTCTCTCTTCAACAGTTTCTACTGGCATACGAGCTAACAGTAACCCACCTACCCCTATAACACCAGCGTGTTTTCCATCATCAATAGTAGGAAGTTGCCAATCAGGATACTCGTCAGCTCGGACTAATTCCCAACCTTCTCGTAATTTTCCCATGATGTTTTTCGTATCATCAAATCCTCTGACTGATTCCCTAATCCATCTGTGTTTAAAACCTTCAGGTGCTGGGGGTGCGTCTAATGAAGAGGGTCTAGTCCAACCTTTTTTACGAGCTGTTTTTTCCCTAGTCTCATTAGATCTTGACGTTTTATTTACCATATTATCTCCAATCTATACATATTTTGCATATTGTTCAAGTGTAAGACCTAGTTTTTTCGCTATAGCTACTTGACTAGGTGTGAGCTTTACTTTTTTAGAACCACTTGTTCTAGAGGTTCTAGAAGTTCCTGCAACAGTTTGAGGGGCTCTTTCCTTAGGTTCTGTTACTTCTTTTTCAAACTTACTTGGAAATTGACTTTTCATGTAACCATTAATTTCCTCATAATAATCATCACTTTTAGGATCAAACCCTTCTCTTAAAAGTTTTTTATGATGAGCTAAAGCAGTAAAAGTCATTGCTTCATCCTTACCAAACCATTCATTTTCTTCTGCCCATTGTTCAGCTCTTGGATCAGGCTGTCTTGGTTGGGCTTGTTGTGGTGGTTGTTTTTCAGCCATCAATCCTTCTTGTTGTTTTAATAACCTTTCTCTTTGTTCTTTAGAAACAATTGCTCTTTCTTCTTCAATTGCAAGTCTTGTCAAAGCTCTTTGAGCCTCTACTTCAGAATTTACATCATTATTAAACCTTGCATCAGTCAAAGCCTTTTTAGCTTGTTCAATTTGAGATTTAACTCTTGTTTCGTACTCTGAGATATAGTTTTCATCAAGAGATTTTATTTTTTTTTCATACTCTTCATACTTGTGTCTTGCTGTTTCAGCAAATCGAAGAGCTTCTTGTTCTCTTTTCTCTGTTTTTTCTACTCTGTCTAATAGTTTTTTAATACGTCTCTGAACGTTTTTAGAATATTTATCTAAACCGTCGTCTTTTGAATCATCACCTGAATCTTCTTCAGTTGATTTCTCTTCTGCTTGATCTTCTGATGAAGCATCTACTTTTTCTTCGACTTTTTCTTCTTTAGTAGATTCTTCTTCTTGAAGTTCAACCTCTTGACTTTCTCCTGTAGTGTCAAGGTCTACCATTTTTTCTTCAGTCATTTTTATCTCCTTAATAGATAGTTAGTACGTCTTTTGGATCTTTCAACTTTGCTAGTATTTCATCGTCATTAAGAATACGTATTTCTCCACCTTCAATTCTGACTCTAGAGCCAGCATATTTAGCAAATACTACCCAATCACCTTTTTTACACCAAGGTCCATTAGGAAATTTATTCTTATCAGCATAAGCATCAGAACCCATACTTAAAATCAAACCCACATTAGTAGTGAGTTGTTGTTCCTCGATGGCTTTGTCAGTAAGTAACAAACCACCTTTTGTCTTTTCTACCCCTTTATAAGGTAGAATTACCATTCTCCAACCTGTTGCTTGAGGAACTCTTTCCATAGCAGGTTCTTTGTCTTCTTCTTTCTTTTTTTCCTTTTTTTTGTCGTCGTTATTTTTTAAATAACTCGGTACTATTAGTTTACTCATTCTTCTATCACCTTTTCTTTTAGTTCTTGATAGTCTATTAATAAATGCTCTAAAGCATGTAATTTTCCAAGTTCATACTGATACTCCTCATAAGAACTCAGATTTCTACTCAACAAGTTTTCTTTTTGGTTTTCTATTGCTTGTTGAATAAGTTTTTTTACTTTGTAATCGAACTGTTCCACTATTTCGTAATTTTCTTACTTTTTTCGAAGCTACGAAGCCCCGCCATTCCGAGCAAAGCTGTGACAAGAGGAAATAAAGTCGACATGTCAAGCTCTGGAAGAGGTGCGTGTTCAACACTAAATGCTGCCAATATAAATACTAAGAATTGTTTTAAGACATACTCCCAAAATATAGCTAGAGCACAGGACATTCCAATGAGGGGTCGCCATGATCTTTGCATAATACCACCAATACCTGTAGCAGTAGACTTAGCGTCAGCTAAGTTGATATCCATTTGTTTGGAATTAATGTCGTTTTCTAATTGTTGTAATTTTATTTTGATTTGACCTTTTTCTTCTTCTGAAGTGTGGACACTGTCAATAACTTTACCGACAGTGTCTACTAAAGATCCACCTAATATTTTAGATAACATTGATTAGATATATTGAGCGATTACCCAACCGATTACTACACCGATTATGAGCCATTTTTTCTTTGGGTGTTGTTCCCAAAGGTCCTTAATCCATTTTTGCATTAGAATACTCCTTCGAATTTAAGTCCTTTTGATGCTATTCCATAGCCACGTTTACGCTTTTTATCCTCAGGGACAGTGCCAACTGGTACTATTTTTCCATAAGGAATATCCATACCTTGTGACTTAGGTCCTTTTTTTGGAGGAACTGTTTTTGTTAATCGTTTAGTCATTAGTGTAATGTTAGACTATTTTCAGGATTTTTCAAATAACTAATTTGTTGTTTAATATAACTATCTGCCACTACTTCACCATAAACGTCAACCATAGCTTCTCGACTCATTGAAAGCATAACCTGAGCTAACTCTATTAAATCAATACCTTGTTCAGCCTGTTCTTGAACAAAATCTCTTGTGCTATCAATAATTTTTTGAACTCTTCTTTTTGTTGTTTCATCCATAATATCTACAATATACTTTGCTTTTAACTTACTTTCCATTTTTCTTTTCTACTTTCTTTATTGTACCTTTGTTCTTAGAAGCGTAAAATACTTGCTCTCCTTTTTTCTTTCCATATGTCTTTTCCATGGATTTTTTTATTTTGCTACCCTTTTTTGTTAGAGGCATCTTTTCTCGCTTGATTCAAAGTTTGAGTAGTCATTTTATCATACTGAACTTCGGCACGTCTATCTGCAATATCGTAATCTTTTTGTATTCTTGCTTGATCAATCGCTGTTCTTTGTTTCAATCTTTCAACATCTAATTGTAGCTTTGCTTGATCCACTTGCGCATCTATTTGATCTTTTTGTGCGTCTTGTGCTAACTCTTGTTGTTTTAACTGTATTACAGGATCAGGTTTACCTTGGCCACTAAGTTGTGCTGATAATTGTTTTATCTCTGCCATAAACTGAGCCTCTAACTTAGCTACAACAGAGGCCATATCGTCGATAGGTTGTTGCATTGCCAAGAACTGAGCTTGTTCTTTTGCTTTGAGAGAAATATGTTCTAAAACGTGTTTTTGTAATTTCATTGCCATTGGAGGATTACCAAGAATCATTTGATTAGTTCCAAAGATTAAGTGATTCTGTATATGTGCATCATGATCTTGTCCTTCATAGGCTTTCAGTAAATTACCATCGAGTAAATCAGCGTGCTCCGTGGCTGGATCTTTGGGAGCAGTTGGAGAATCTTTTCTTAAAATTTGATCAATGTCCTTGACTCCTAAAGCTTCATACATTCTCCTATAAGCTTCTTTGATATTGTGAATATCAGGAGCACTTTGTGCTAATTGTAATTCAGTTTGAGCTAAAGTTACTCTTTGAGTTGTAGAAAATATGTTAGGATCAGAAACAGGAAGAACATCTACACGATCACTGAAATCTTCAGCTTTGATAGTTCTATCTGCACCTTCGACAGAATACGGATATGTTTCAGGTAAGTAATCGGAGAAAACATCAAACAATAGTTTGAATTCTTTTTTCTGAGAATAATGACATCTCTTATGGATGCCTGACATAACTTTTGAGCCCCTCTCTAATAATGCCATTGTTGTTCCCACTGGAGCATTTTGATTAGCATCACCAACCTGTAAATCAGTTATGGCTGCAAATCTCTGTCCTGACTGAACAACAAATCCTAGAAGAGAGTATAAAGTTTGAGAGGGTTCTTTATAAGGTAATGGCATGAGAGCATTTCGTAAATCACCATTAGGTGCATCAATATCCCTAAATTCTCCTGGTTGAATTGGCTCTGCGTCGTCTCTAATTTTAAGTCCTCTTGACTTAAATCCTGCTGGTAAATTTGCTAATGTACCTGCGTCTATTAACTGTCGTAACATTTGTGTTGCTGCTCTTGATAAAGCGCCTATCAAATGTATTAAACCTAGTCCATAAAAACCTAAACCAGGTAAAAACTTGTAGTGAACAAAATATCTTTTCTTTAATTTTTTTTCGTCACTTTTTTCATAGTTTCTTCGAATACCTACTACCTTACCTGAGCTATCTTCAATGGTTACGATGTAAGGTATTTTAATTCCTGTGGGCTCATCATCCATGCCTTTATCTTCAAAACCTTCTAAGTCTAAAGATACATGAAACTCATAAAGTCTAATTGACTTGTCCATATAGGAAGGCTTGATACCTTCCATTTGATCGTATTTTTTTTTGACTTCTGAAGGACTTGTTTCCCCAGGAACAATTTCTACGTCTTTGTAAAAACCTGAAACTTGTTTTTTTCTAAAATCATTATAACTCATGTTAATGATTTGAGTAATTCTTTCACAAGAGTCTAAATCACTAGCCATATAGTTGACGACTAAGTCCTCTGCTGGAACAAACTTTGAGACAGCTCGATCTAACAATTCATCATAGTAAACTTTTTTAAATGTCGAACCTGCGAGAGGTAAATAAAATAACATTTGATCGAACTCAGGAGTGTAGTCTTCCATTTTGTTCATCAATTGATAGTTCATAAATTCTTGAACACGTTGTGACTGAGAATATTTTTCAGGAGTCTCTTCTCCCATGACTGCTGTGCGAACAGGACCGTTCGCTGGTAAGAGCTCTTTAAAAGCTGTTGCTTGAAACTGTGTAGCACTTTCAGCTAACAAAGGATGAGTGACACCACTAGCTCCTTGAAAAGGTCTTGTTCTTTCTTCGTACTTAGTTCCTAATAAATCTAAACCTTTGATATAAGAATCTTCCCAATCTTTTCGAGAAGAACGATCGTTTTCTAATTCACTTAATAATTCATCGGATAGTTGATCTAGATCTCCTTCATCCATGACTTCAGCTAAGTTAGAATAAAATTCTACTTCTTCAGGAATCTCGGACATTGGATCAAAATCAAGTGTTGCTCCTCCGTCTTCATCCATTTCAATTTCTAATCCTTCAGGAGTAGGAATAGGTTGACCGTCAATCTCGACGGAAGTATCTGATTTAATGATTTCAAGTTCAGGTTTACCACCTAGGTCTAGAGACTTATCAATATTATCTGCCATTTTTTATTTATACCACCTAATTAGCCTTTTACAACATGTCTATTTTTGGAATAGAAATAGGTCCTCCTCTTCGTTTTTTGTCAATTGGTTTTGTAATAAAATTAGGAGTTTGTACGTTAGAGTATTCACTGTTTAAGTCAGGAAGATTTGATAAAAAATTATTCAAAGCATCTGCACTATCTGAAGCGACATATCCTTTAAAATTACCTGAATCCCAATATTGAACTACATTGTTGAAATGTTTCATCAATATCTTTTCAAAATCTCCAGAAGTAACCTGTCTTTTATCCATTCCTTCTAAAGTTTCTTTTTGTTTTTTTGTCAAATCTTTTTGATCGTAATACTGTAATTTAAACTGATTCTTTTTATCCTCATTAGCTTTCCATTCAGGATCGTCATAAGAGGTAAAAAACTTCTCTTCAAATAAGGCAATCCCTGTTGGTTTTAATTTTTCACTAATTAGTTTTACTTTATTGTTTCTTCCTTTATCAATGAACTGAAAAGTCATTTTTTCCGTAATTGCATCCAAAGAATTGTCTTCAATTAAATTGGCATCAAAGAAGTCTGTTGAGATTGGTTGTTTCTTTTCGTCCTTAACATCAAACGCATAATTGCCAAATTTAGATTTATCTGTGGTGAAAGCACTTCGAATATAGTAAGCGTTAGACATTTGTTGTTGATTAAATATTTTATTAGCAACAACGTTAGGGTCCACAATAAATCCAGTCACATCTGGTCTTACTTCAGCAATCGTATTGATAAATCCTCCTTCCGTTCCACCAATGTCTAAGACATTAGCATTTTTAGGAAGAGACTTAATTAGTGCATCAGCAGTAGCGACTTGAGCTTCTTTAAAAGTAGGAATACTAGTGAAGATATGGTTTTCAAAATTACCACTTCTCTTTTCCTCAAAGATATTAAAAGTCTGTCCTATCTCTGATAGGTCGACAATAGGTTGATAGGTTGATTTGGGAGTACCAATTTCTCCCAACATGGTTCGAGTGAAAAAATCACTGCTTTGTTCTAGAGGCGCAATTTCAAAACCTTCTTCGGTTTTTAATACATATTCTCCCTGATCGCTTTGAGATCCTCGGTCGACATCTCCTCTTTGGGTTTGTTCACTTTGCGCTTTGAGGGCTTCAATGGCTGTTTGGCCTTCTTCTTGGCGTGTTCCAGTAGTTTCTTCATTTGTTTTACTTATATCACCTTTTTCAGATAAAGACAAAGACTGTTCTTTAAAATAGTCCTCTCCTTTTTTTAATTCATCTCTTAAAAAATATAAATTTTCTAAAGCACTATCGACATCTAATTTTCCTATTGAAATAGCAGCATCCTTAGCTGCTTGATGAATAGGGTTGTAGGTTGGTAGTTTTTCGTGAGCAGAAACATAGTTTTTCAAAAGAGAGTCTAAATTACTTTTATACTCCTCTACTGTCATATCTTTGTATTTTGCATTCCCTAAAATATTTTGTTCATGGTTTTTTAAAAAAGGCATTCTATAGTCTTGGTCCTCTAACATTTTAATTTGTCTGTTCACTTTTTCTAAAACAGCTCCAGGAGAACCCTCTGTTATTCGATGACTTAAATCTCCGATATCTTCTAAAGATTTTGCTAAAACTCCACTATGAAACCTAGTGGCTTCTAACATTGCATCTTCTGGTTCTTGTCTTTGTTTTAGTCCAATTTGTTCGTAATAAAACTTACTTCGCTCTTTTGGTTCTTTTGGAACATCTTCAGATGTCATAATGAAATCAGAAGGATCTCGTTTAGATTCTGTAAAACCTACGTCTTCTACTTTTGTCTTCTGTTCAGGAACATCAGGCGTGATCAACGGTTCAGGGACCGTGGTTGTTTGTGGTGTTGATAAAATTTGTCCGATTGGTATTTCCGAAGGAAGAGTAATGTTTTTATTTAGTTCTCTCATTCGTTCTTGTTCTTTTTCTATTTCTCCTAAATCAGGTGCAGAAAAAGTTCCTGAAGGAGTATCTCTTAAAGCGCTCACCGCAGGTGACGCAGCAAAATTTATAAGAGTATCGTATACATCATCTAAAGTTATGTTACCTAAGTTTAATTCGTTCTGTATTTTATTAGCTTGTTGCGATCCCACAGTACCCACGAGCAACGATCCGAGGACCGCGGGATTCTGTAAAGCTTTCATGGCTATTGGTCTTGCTACATTGAATAGTGATATCATTTACTTATCCAAACACAATCCATTGTCTAAAACTATTTTCTCATTAGTCTCAATCCAAACTCGTGCACCACAGGACAAAGGTTTAGTAGGACTATAAATAACTTTTGCAACAACATTATTATTCTTATCAAAAATTTCTACATTCTTTGCGTAATCGTTTGACTTAGAAGTTTTGCAAGTAATCACAGGTTCTTCTAATCCATGTTTTTTATTCGATCGGATCTTGTGTTGATTGATATGAATTATTTTTTTTACCATCTCAATTACCTGTCATCACATCTTTATCATCATCAATAATGAGTTTGGTATCATGAGTTATACCATTCTTATCGTAGTTCTCTAAAATCTTTACCAACTCATCTTTACTCATATTTTCTAAAGGAGTTTCTGTTTGAACTTTGTTATCGTAAAAACCAGCAACCTTACCTCTATTGACTTCAGCAGCCACGGCCGCCGAATAGTGTTTATGTTCTCGTGCTTCCTCTCTGATTTGTTTTAAGGAGGCCAAGTGAGACGCTGTCGATACTCCATACATTTGATGAAGATCTTGTTTCATCTCATGAATGGCCTCCACGACGAAAGGATTCATATGAGGGTTCAGTAAATCAGTAGCAGTTTGACGTGCTCGATTTTGTGAATAGCCCGCGCGTCGCGCAGCTTCGGCAGCGGAACATTCTCCGAGTAAAACTTTGTGTACGTATTCATAAACAAAAATCATCTGTTTCGGTGTTAGTTTTTGTTTTAGTCTTCTATCTTCAGGATTAATTAATTTTTTAATAGTATTCATATTTGCGTTTTCCAATAGGTTCTTCAGGCTCATCATCATACAATGAAATGAACCTTCCTTGTCTATATCTTAACAGGGCTAAGGTGGTTGCGTCAACAAGATCATCATGCTCTCCATAAGGAAAAGATGCGCATTCTTCTTGTACTTCTTCAGCCCAATCGATGTCAGGTCTCCAAACATGACCAGCTTCAAAAATAGGGGCAACAGAATTTAATCGTACATGCTTATCCATACCACGGTTCGGAGAGAAAGCTGTCGCGTACACACCAAATCGCCGTAGCTCCTGTATCAAGGGTGTCCCTGAAGCCTTGGCTTCAATCATGACAGCATCAGGATTATAGAGACGTAGTTCTTCTTTTGCGACTTGTTTAAGCTCAGGAAAGTCCCAACGACCTTTTCTACAGTTTAACAAAATTAAATGTGTCTCTTCTCCTTCCTCAGGATAGAAAACTCCCCAAGTTGTAATAGCTGAGTAGTCAGCAGACTCTTTTTTTGAGAATGCTGTATCATAGCTTTGAATTTTAAAGGCACATTCAGGTGGATCTTCTTTTTCCCAAATGTTCCACCATTCACGTTTAATGATACTTGTACCGTCATGCGTGGGATTTTGTTGCCATTGTGCGCTCCACTTAGTTGGAACAAGAGAAGCTTTCACTTTATCTAGTTCATTAAGCTTCCAATACTGAGGCCAAATAGGTTTTCTCTTATCTTCGTCATCGTCGTCTAAAATTGCCGGGAATTCTATGACATCCCATTTGTCAGCTTTCAGATCTCCCATCTTTTTGATTAATTGACCAGTAAGATCCTTATCAGACCATCGAGTCATCACGATAACAATGCTTCCCCCTGGTTGCATACGCTGTCGAGGACCAGATGTGTACCACTCATAGGCGTTATCCATTGCATTTTCAGACAAAGCATCTTGTTCACTATGTGGATCATCGATAATTAGTAGATCAGCGCCACGACCTGTGATCGCACCACCTACACCTGCCGCGTAATACTCACCTCCAAGGTTAGTTTCCCAACGTCCCGCCGCCTGATTATCAGTTCTTAGCGTAACATCAGGGAATATTCCTTTATATTCTTTGGTGTTCATCAAGTTTCTTACTTTTCTACCAAATCTTATTGCTAATTCACCTGTGTGAGTCGCTTGAATAATTTTTAGTCGGGGATTTTGCCCCATCATCCATGCCGGGAATAAAAATGAGGCAAACTCACTTTTTGTGTGACGTGGGGGCATGTTCACTATCAATCTTTTGTTCTTTCCTGTCATAAAATCCTGAAGTTTTTCTGCAATTCTAATGTGATGTGATCCTTCAACAAACTCAGGCCACACCGATTTTACGAATCTCATGAAATTTCCACGTGCATGCTCTTGTTCCACCTTCCTTCTAAGCAATACCATTGCCTTTAATTGGTTTGGATCAAGTTTTGAATAGTCTATGTGCATATTTTACTCCTATAGTGTGTGTATGTTGCCAGGACAAGGCCAGAGCCATGCGGACCGGGGCCAAATTTTTGGGGGTCGGTGCTCGATCTCCGCGACCCTCGGACCGTTCGGTCTAAGTACCTAAGGTTATTTGTTGCATAATATATGTTATAGGCCACCCAAACGCTATATTTATCAACGTTTTTCGCGTCTCGCGGATTGGTATGTCTGTATCTAGTGGTACTCATGCAAAATTTCGCTGATCGTGGACCATGGTTGGCCCACGTGGACCGTGCAAAGTGGTGCAAATTCACCATTTTCTGCAAGAAAGTCGATATCTGTCGATCTATACAGAAAAAACGCTCTCTCTTTGAGGGAGCGTTGCAAGATAAATAGTCCGTTCATAATCTGTTTGTATTTATGATGAAAAGCTTTTTGATGTGGTCTCAGGCTCTGTAACAATCTAGAACGTTCACAAACCTTACATTCGATAAACAAAACACGTTTCTTTTTATTGAACAATATCAAATCAGGAAAACCGTTTATTGTAGTTGTTTCAATCCTAATTGGATTAAAATCAGACAGTTTATCTTTAACTATTTTGTATAAATTCTTTTCAGCACTCATTTGAAATACACCGTTACATCTTAATCATTATTTAACAAATTGGTACTAGAGATTTTCTGACAACTTCTTTTAAAATAATCAATTTTGAAAAAGGGTCTAATTGCCTAGAGGGTTAAAAAACCCTTATTTTTCAACAAACAAGCGGACACTATGCACACTTCTAAAAATGAGTAGTGTGATAGGTAAAACCCACCTAATTAAGGTTAAAACACATAAGCGGACACTATCACACTTGTTTTAAAATATTTTTTTATTTTTTTTTTATTTTTTC